CCAATTAGAGACAGCACGACCGACATACCCTGCGGTGGCAGCGTGTGACGACGTGATGCATCTGCAAAAGGACGACCAGCGCGTAGCTTAGGCGCATATAGATCTACTAAATATTGTGGTACTACTAAACCGCCAAAATTGGAGGTTCCAGCTGCGCGATACTCTACGTTCATCTCTTGCTGATGGCGGCGAATACGATCCGCTGCATCTACATCAGTGTTGAAATGAGCTTTTACGGCATCACTTAGGAAGCTGTATTCGCTGCGCTGTGAATATGTAACAGGTTCGCTAACTACTTTAATAGCTTCGCGCTTTTCGCTAGCTGGCTTTGTGCTATCTACCTTAGCGGCTAGATCTGCAGCCTTAGCGTTACGTAGTTCCATATCTGAAATCTGCTCGATTCTTTCGTCGAGCTTCTTTACTTCTAAATTAAGAGCTTCAATATTAGCTAGCTCTACTTCTGTCACGTCGCGAGTTTCATCTGCGGCGCGGTCTACGATCGTCTGGATCATAGAGGTTTTGGTCTCGCGCTTTTCGCGTAGACCGTCTAAAAAGTTATTTCCCACGTTTTACTCTCCTAGAATAAAAGTTAATTATTTGTCGTAGAGGTGTCGATCTGTAACGTGGCGAGGTGTCGCATAACGCGAGGTGTCGCACCTGTTAAATCGAGGTGTCTTACTCTCGTAATATCTTACTATATTTTGCGTAAAAGTTTTAATATAGCTAAGGCCTGTGCCGTTCGCGTTTTGCTATTTTGCGCCATTGGCTCCCAGGCATTACAGTAAAAATTAGCCGCTATCTCATCGTCCCATTTAATGCAATATCCCTCGACGTTAAAACCGCAGTTACCACAGTTACGACCCTCTGGGACATCTGGACTATCGGCAGGTCTGTAATTATCAGGTAAAGCTCTTTCGCCATACTCAGCTATATTTACCGCTGCTAATTGATCCTGCGCCTGAGCCTCTGTCCTATGACAGCCTATAACCTCATTATTAGAGTCTTTTACGACTGCGTAACCATCACAGTCAGGATGATTATTTACGATGCTGTATGGCATCTAAAATCGCCTTAGCTGCATCGAGTCGAGGTGTGCCTATTGGCTCTTGAGAGCGTACGCCGTTAACCGTCGCTAGATCTCCATAAGCTCCAAAAGTAACTAGGGATACTTCTGCTAGATGAGCCTTTAATCTCTCTATAACGCCGTCTGTACGTTTACGATTCTTAATAGGCATAAAACCTATGGATAACTGATCTAATGCGCCATCTTTGACTAGCTCTAACGCGTCATCTCCCTCGCGTGTGCGACTTACCTTAAATTCCGCGTAAAGTCCCTCGTCTGTCTCACGTAGGAGCGTAGCTCTGCCTACTACAGATTTAGTGTCGTGGTTACGTAATAATTTTACTCGATGGGCTGCCTTAATAACATCGGCAAAAGCGCCGCGGCGAAAGACCTCAATAGTGTCGCCGCTTACGCGTTGCTCTTTGTCATATGGGACAGCGATGCCATAAATAGTACGGCCTCCATTTTCATCCTCGCGTATTTCTAGGTCTAGTGCGTAGCTGCGGATTTCATTAGTACTCATACGTCTAATTCATCCTCCTCGTCATATTCTGGAGCCTCGATAGTGTCAATAGGCTCGTCATCTATACCCTGGATAGGGTCTCTATTTTCCATATCTCTCACCTCGTCTACAGTTAAGAAGCCGTTAGTAAGACCTACTGCGTGAGCTTGATAACGCGATAGCGTATCTGTACGTAATAGCGTGTCGTAATTAAATTTAGCTGTCTGACCTCTTACTAACAATTCCGATAACGCCTGCTCTATTCTTTCTGCGATCGGCTGTATTGACCAACGTACTAACTGTAGATTTTCTTGCTCTACGTTAGCATAAGTACGAGAGCTATTAGGCGCTCCTAAATAATATGCAGGTAGTCCTAAGATATTAGCAGCCTCTGTTAATCCCTGAATCTGCGCCTCTATTAATTGTGACTCTTGCGCGTTAGATGAAAGTATCTCAAAGTCTGTAGTCGAATTTAGTACGGCAGGCTGGCGATTACGTCCGCTATACATAGATAGCCACGCTGTTTTAAGAGCGTCTGCCTCCTCCTGTGTTAAATCAGGATTACCAGATTTAATTACAGCTGTAGGATTTACGCCACCATCGAAGTAACGCGATGCATACTCATTAATAGCTATTTCTTTACCTATTGCCTGTTTTTGTGTCTCTACTATTCCTCGTCCAAAAAACTCACCAGGTAACGTAAAGTTTTTAATATGTAATATATCGTCTGCCTCGTAAACTTGCTCATCAATTCTATAAACTATGCGACCATCTACGCGAGTAAGATTTACGCGATCGATAGCGACAGGGTAAAAGAAATCAGGTAAGCCATTAGCGCCACGTTCACCTAGTACAGCTATGTAATTACCATCTAAAATTAAAGAGGCAGCCATAGCGCTAATAGTTTCGATGCGCGTCTCTTGCGGATTAGGTTTAATTAATATCTGCGGTGTTGGTTTAACGATACGTCCATTACGGTAACTATGTAGACCTAGTGCGCCTATAGCATCTGCGATTAATGTAACACCGCGATAAATTGCTGGTACGCCTAGCGCTGTATTAGTATCGACGTAAGTACCTGACCAGTTAGCCTGGAAAGCTCTACCTACTCTACCTAGCGAATCTACGTAGCCAGATGATGTATAGACTACAGACGGCTGTATCTGCCGTTTAAGTAGTCGTCCTAGCATTATTTATTCCTTTTCTCCATAGCAATACCAAAGAGCATTAGAAAAGACCCTCCTAATACTATCGCAGATGGCGCATAAATTAAGTACGCACCTGCGGTTATGGCTATAGATCCTAAAAGTTGCAGCGTTAGCGGTATGTATTTCATTAGTAGATCTTGCTCCTTTGTACTGGCATCTCTATCGGTTCGTTTACTACGCCGTATCGTGCCAGTGTTGCAGCGACCAGCGGCGTAATGTTATTTGTGCTATTTCTCGACCAAGCCCAGGAATCACCTAAAGCTCTTTTACTAGATCCTACGATAGCCTGTCTTAGATTAGGGTCGTCTAGGTGACAGATGCTTTTAGCCTGTACCGCATCGTAAAAGGATCCGCAGGCTCTGGCATAGTCTCTAAGACCTACGCTAATTACGCCTACCCCTGCGTTTTCTAGCTCTCCTATCATTGATGACGCTGGAGATCCATTATCTATAACTACTGGCGCGTTCCATTTTTTAGCAATTTCTATAAGGCGTGGTAATACCCAGTTAGCGCCGTCTTTAGCCTCGATTATTTCTACTGGCGTCTTTTCTTTTACTAAACCAGAGGCGGCTATAGAGGACTTATCGCGCTCTCTAGATATATCTACACCTAAGACAATTTTATTACCTATAGTTATATCGGTACGAGCCAGGCTATCCCATAGATCTACGTCTATTACAGCTACGGCCTCTCTAGCAGGCCATACGTTTAGCCACTCTTTAGTAAATATCTCTGGGCTGTTTGTGTTAGCAGCTTCTCTTACAGCTTCTATTAACACGCCATTAGATTCACCTAAAGAGGGTATCGACTGCGCCCATACTGACTCATCCATATAGTCGAATTTCTCCTCGCGTGGGCACCACTCGAACCAGGCTAGCCGCGTCTGTTTATCGTTTATGTTCGCGTGAGCTACTTCGCGGTAATGCTGCAGTAATTCGCTTTTACCAGGTATACCAGCATTAGACAGAATCCATAACTGTCCATCTTTACGAGTAGCTAGCGTAGGTTGCAGAGATGCTATAAGACTTAGAGGATGCATAAGAGCTTCATCGATAACCATAAGATTAAGGCTCATACCTCGCGCACCCTTATCGTTAGGCGTTACTATCCCATATGTAGATCCGCTTTTCATATATAGGCGCTCGCTGCCATTTATGTAACTAATACGATGTATGTGTTTAGCAATAGCAGGGCAGCGCTCAAAGCTGTTTATATGCTCCTGCCATTTTAGCTTAGCCATATTACGATCCTGAGCTGTATAAGCTACGTGATGACGAGGCTTCAATAGCTCATAGGCAATACGCGTCTCTACTAGCTTAGACTTACCAGACTGACGACCTACTGCTACGCCTACAGTCCTATACCAGTAATGTCCGTCTACCTTTTCTAAGGCTGTGTCTGCGACTTGCTTTTGCCATTGATAAAGGCTAAAGCCCATTAGGTTAGCGACCTTCTCTAGCTTGTCGCCATCTGTAGGTAAGGCTATATCTCTTTCAGTAGCCCATCTAGGAGGACATACGGTAGCTAACTCCATAGCTCATCTATCGAATCAGTAGGAGCTATCTTAAACCAGATTTCTCTAAGCTCTTTAGATATGGCTGGTATTGAGTTAATACCCTGGTTACTCTCCTCTATTTGATCCCACGCAGCGGTAAGACCTAGTAGCATCGTACGCGTGACTGCATCGATGTCAGTGCGATTCTTTAACATACGCTTCATAGCTCTTACGTGTCTACCTGATCTACGTCGCCTACCACTTACGGCTACGTCTAACGGCCTGTCTGATTTTGTTACCATAAATCGCCCCCCTCGAATAATTACATTTACTACAGGCTGGTCGCAGTTGTCCGCGCCAGAGTCGCATATCTGTAACCGTATCTACAGGAGGGTCGTGATCTGCAGTGGTCGCAGGTCTGAGATGACACCAATAGCAGGTCGGATTACTAGCCAAAATAATCTTTCGAGCTTTTTTATATTCTCGTCCGTATTTAAGATGATGCGGATGTTTCATAACTTTTTGTTATTTATTATTAAGTTTTCCACAGCTCGCGTTATCCACAGGGGGGAGAGAGAAACGAACACCGCGGCGTATCGCAGGTGCTGCGCGTGGGAAAAAACAGCCATTTTTATTTAATCTACACGCGTAGTTAATACGTACAGTGTGTGACTACCTGAACTAGCTACAGCGCTTAAAGAGCATCCCTGGGGTATTGTCATTACTAAGTGATCATCGTTATCTAGTAGGAATCCAGTCTCTGTCGTCACGCCTGTATTTCCTATGTAAGTCGAGCCTTTAGCGTGTAGATGCACATATTGCGTAACGTTGTCTAGGTTGACAATAGTCTGAGCTGTCGTAGTTACTGTGACCTTACTGGTTGTAGTTGCCATTATTTATCATCCTCTTTTATTCCTAATGATATCTCGTTAGCTATTGCTATGTCTTGCTGAGCGCTTTGATGCCTGGCCTTACCATACTTAGCGTAATCTTTATGATGCTCTCTGGTTAGCCAATAGCTGCGTTTATGTGGTAGCTGGACGCCAGTATGCGCGTACATCTTATAGCCCATAGCTTTAACGCGTATGCTAAAGAATATATCCTCACCTACCCAGGACTGGTTAATAGGCATATCTCTATAGAAGCACCATAGATCGCCTTCATTAGTTTTATCTTGATGCTCTCTCATTTTCTCAAAGACTGAGCGATGGATAAGTATGCAACCAGTACCAGCCGCATCTATCTCCACGATGCTCTCCTCTGGATATTCGTGCATCGCATATAGCCCAGTGTCCTCACCTATCTTAAAGACGCAAGGGACAGGCTCAGGGTAAACGTTTTGAGTATCCCAGGCAGCGTGGACGATACCGCTAACGATAGGTCGCTCATCCTTATCAGCTGCAGCTACTAACTTCTTAAAATTCTCTACTGTAATTATCTGGTCTGTATCTATCTGTAGTAGCCAGTCATCGGTAGTCTTTTCTAGAAAGGTAGCTACTACTTGATTACGTAGACGACTTATAACGCCTGATCCTTCAAGGCTTATTAGCTGTCCGAGCTGTGACTGACTACGTGCTATATCGATTAGGCTGGTCGCAAACATCGCGTGCCATTGTCCAGGTGAACAGACGCCTATAGTTATCTTTTCTCTTAGATCCATTTATGTCCCTTATCTCTTAATTAAGTACAAAATTTAGCACTAAACGTACAGTTTAGTACCAGTTATGACGCTTATGAAAGTCTAGCGCACTGCAGAAATTACCGTAGCGATGACGCACATAGCCGATACCCCAGTGGATTTGATCTAAAGGGGAAGCTAGAAATCTATCTATCTGTTTTTTACTTTTACCCTTCATATGTCTCTGAGGTATGCCGTAATCGTGTGTAGGAGATTTAGCCTTATATCTCCAGTTACTCTCTTTAGTCCAGAGCTTGACCATACATCTAACCTCGTATGGCTCTACGTGTTTA